TCTAAAGGTGTACCTATAAAAGCCATTTTACGTTATCTCCATTATTGACAAAGCAATGTCAGCCGAACCAGATGCTGTCAGTGACAGTGCATCTGTTGTCTCCATTACTACCTTATTTCCCGAAAGCAACTCCAAAGTTCCGCCAACAGGAATCGGTGCATTAGTAACTAGTTCAACCGTTTGGTTAGCTTCGTTATTTGCACCTGCTCTGCTAGAAGTATCTGAAGCTAAACTAACTGTAGCAGTAATCTGTCCAGTTGTTGTATTACCTACCATAACACCAAGAACTACAGTTGTTGTAGAACCTGCTACTGTGTAGATAACATCGGCACTAGTCACATTTGCTTTTGTTACTACTTTAAAAGTATTAGCCATTTATTATCCTCCTATTATCCTAAATTATCCGAGAGCAATTGCTAGGGCAGTTGGGTCTTCACTTGAAAATCCTGCACTCGTTAAATACGTTTTTAATGTTGACAATGCTACTTGTTTCATTGTTCCATCATCGTTTGTTACTAATCTGTCTGCATCTGCTAATGTTACAGATGAAGCCGCAGTGCCACCATCCATAATATTTAATTCTGCGGCAGTTGCCGCTACATTTGTACCACCTATGTCTAAAGTGGTTACAGATATTTCTCCTGCAACAGTTGCAATACCATCTGCTAAAGTAATTAAATCTGTATCATCAGTATGACCAATTGTTGTTCCGTTAAGAATTACATTATCAACAGTAAGTGTTGTTAATGTTCCTAAAGAAGTAATATTGGATTGAGCCGCAGTAGTTACTGTAGCCGCAGTTCCAGATACATTACCAGTTACATCACCAGTTAAAGGCCCTGCAAAAGCGTCTGCTGTTACAGTACCATCAAAGTATCCATCCTTAAATTCAACACCACTACTACCAAGATCGAGTATGTTATCAGCACCCGGTGTTAAAGCACCATCTGTAAGTATTAATTGTTTTTCATTTCCTGCATAAAAGTTTATTGTGTCAGCAGTTTCAAAATCTATTTTTGTTTCATCATCTTCACCAATTTTAATATCAGTTGCAAGTAAAGATGTGATAGTTGTTTGTGCCGCACCAAGAGCAAAGTCTAAAGTATTATCGCCATCTTGGTATGTTACAGTGATTCCTGTTTCTGTATTAGAACTTACCATAGCCCCAACAGTATCAGAAATTGTTTCTGCTAATGTTGCTCCTGCTATAGTTATAGCATCTGCTTCTAGTGTACCATCTATATATGCATCTTTAAATTGAGCAGATGAACTTCCTAAATCTATATTATCGTCTGTAGAAGGAAGAATAGCACCATCAGTAAATGTAACTTGGTTTTCATTATTAGCTTTTACTGTAATTACATTTGAACCAGAAAAAGTAATTGATGTATCAGTATCCCCATCTCCTGCAATTGAATCTAATTGTAGAGAACCAACATTAGTAAAGTTTGAATCACTTAGGTCTAAAGTTCCAGTAACATCTAAATTACCATCTACTGTTAAATTTCCTGCGGCTGTTACGTTTGCTCCACTAAAAGTTAATGCAGTAGTTGTTCCAGATTTTACAATTAAATTTCCACTTGTATTTGTTGCACTACCAAAAGTAGTACCACCATCTTTAAAAAATATATCTCCACCATCAGCATCAAGAATAATGTCTGTTGTTGCATCTACAGTAAAATTACCAGAAGATGATAAATGTGGAGTTCCAAACATACTGTAAACTTCATCACTGCCATCTATGTAGATAACATCTTTCATTCCAGTTGGAATAGTAACAGTAGCTGTGCCATCACCAGAAGTACAAATTACTGAACTATCTGATCCATTAATAATAAAATAATTTATTTGTTTATCTGGAAAGGTAACTGTTCTTGTTGTGCCGGGAGATCCAGTAAATTTAATTACTGCGTGTCTTCCATTATTATCTGCTGTTCCATCAGCAAAAGCTAAAGTTACGTTACCAGAAGCAACACTTACTTCGACATATCCACCAATAGCATCATCTAATAGATCAATAAGATTTTCATTAAGTGCGTCACCCCATGAACCTTCATTTTCTCCATCAGTTTGCTTTATAAAGCCTAGTTGTGTATAATTTGACATATTATTTCCTTAATTTGCGTGTCCTGTTGTCCAAGTTTCTGTTCCATCAGATGTTGTATCTAAAACAGTCCAAAATTTTACTGTTCCTGTTGCTAAAGTTCCACCTTGTCCAGTTGGTGAAACAAGAGAAGTTCCTGTAATAGCAGCAAATGATGCAAGAGAACCTATAGCTCCTAATTCTGGGGTAGTTCCCTCTGTTACGTCAGCATTAGCTTTTGGTGTTTCTGTGCCTAAAACTAAATCTGCCGCAATACCTGCTTCAGTTATTAATGCTCCATCATTCCAACCATTATCACCATAAGCAGCAGCATTATATCCACCTGTACCAGATGCCATTTTTAACTAATCCTAATAATAGCTGTATTGTGAGCCGCTGAAGGTAATTGAATTGTAAAAGTACCTGCTGTTGATGTAAAATCAGAACCAAAGTCTAATACTGCAATAGATGCATTTGATTTAGAATTATTGTAAATCAAAGCACCACGAGCAGTAATTGTTGCTGTAGTAAATGCAGGATCTGCAGCATCAAAAAATGCTACTTGATTTGTAGCATCATAAGCTACAGCTTGACTTGAAAGAGTTGCTCCTCCTGCTGTATACCCTGTTCCACTTACCTCATTTGAAGTAGTATATGCTGATGTAGTTGCTCCAAGTGTTGCACTTGATGTGTATAATGCTATTTTTAAAGTGTCTCCACCATTTCCTAAGTTATGTCCACCATCTAAACAATCTTGTAAGAAAGTGTCTGTTAGTGTTTGCGTTATTGCCATTTAATTTCTCCTATGTAGTCGCTTGTTGTATATTATTCTCTCCCAATACGTTCATGGGAGCATTATAATCATCTCTTCTTCTTCGTCTTGCTTGATTATTTATTGAATCAACAGAAGCCTTGTATCTTGATGAGTAAATTTGTAAATCTTCTCTATTCTTACTAAATGTACAAGCCTCCATTAATGCTCCAAACAAGATTAATTCTTGTGCATTTGTTGTTAACCAATTTGTTGTATTGGTACTTGATAATGGGTCTAATCTTTGAACATAACTCATTTCTATTCGTAATGCAG